CTATGTAGACTATGTCTACCTAGATGTGGATGAGCGTCGCCGATTTGCTCAACAGTCCCATGAGTATTTGATTGACCAACTCCAGTTCGGTCTTCAACAGACACTCACAACTGCAAGTGCTCGCATTGACTTGACGTTGAACCACCCTGTTAAGGAATTGGTGTGGGTGTTCCAAGATGCACGCAAGACTGATTGTGGATCTGACTTGACCAAGAACATGGGATTTACTCAACCATTCAGTTACGATGACATTGTCAACCGATGCCGTCTCCAGATCAATGGTCAGGATCGTTTTGATGAGCGATATGGTGATTATTTCTGGAAGGTTCAACCTTACCAACATCACTCAGGTGGTGCTTTCTGGCCAGTGCGAGGTCAGACAACATATACTTCAGGAACAACGGCATCTGCAACATGTAGTGTTGTTGGGGATGTTCTTACTGCTGATTCACCTGTTACAGGTTTTATCGTTGAAGGTGCAACTGTTACAGGTACAGGTATTGCCCCTGGAACAATCATTGCTGCATATGGTACAGGTAATGGTAAGGATGGAACCTACAAGTTAAGTGAACCTGCTCTTACAAATGATACGGGTCTCTCTATTACTTTCACTAACCCGAACATCAACTTTGCACCTCACGAGAACCCAATTAACGTATACTCGTTTGCACTCCAACCTGAGGAACATCAACCAAGTGGAACCTGTAACTTCTCACGCATTGACACAACCACCCTTGTGTTCGATAGCATTGCTACTACAGGTATTGCAAAACCTACCAAGTCAACACCGTTCAACTTCAGAATGTATGCAGTCAACTACAACATCTTCCGTGTAATGTCTGGAATGGGTGGACTTGCCTACAGCAACTAAGAAGGCAAAACATGATCAATAACAACCTTGAGGTCCTTTAGTTCAGACTTCAGTTTTTCCAAATATAAAATAGCATCCATGTGCTCCTCTTGTGCATGAACAATCCACTCAAGGATAGAAAGGTCCTTACGATCAAGGTCCGTTCCATACTTTGCTTTTCCAAACTCAGACCGTTTCTTAAACTTCTCAATTACGGCGGTTACAATGCTGTCCATTTTATAAGTAAGAGTGTCAATGCTGAAAATAGCAGTTGTTCTTTTTGTGATCGCAATTGTCTTGTGGATTCTTTTACATCCTCAAACCTATTTTAGAAAAGAGTCTCCAACTACACGTTTGTATTCGGAAGGCACCCGTGAAGTCCTAAGGTCTGCTGCAACATTATCGGCGCCAGCTGACCCTTCCCAGGACATTTTGCGTGGTCATGACCAAGGATATGACCGATTTCATGTGAGATAACGTACTGACGATAACCGTTTAGATCTTGACCGCTTTTTGCAGAACCATGTTTCCAATTCTCTACATTAATTCTTAGTTGCTTGCCTCCTAACTCTGCGCACGATAAGGTGTCATCACATCCTACCTTGCGAAGACCTGCTTTAGAACTAAGATGAATCACAACTTGAGGATTACGCTTCACTTGAAAAAAACGATATCCTTTAGATTCCCATCCATTTGGATCCGCTAAGCAGATCGCTACATCTCTTGCGAAGTCTGCTAACGAAAAATCCACATCTGGATCTACGACCACACTATACGTGATACGCTTCATTGATTTCAAGTGTTATTTTTAATCAAGCTCCAGATGCTTCATCAATGTATCCATGATTAACGATTTAGTTTTGTGAGAAATGCCTTTATGATCTAATACACATCCAACCCATCCTCCATTGTCCCATATCAATTCAAGTAAGAGTTCAACATCTTCTGTTTGATTCAATCGTATCACCCATCTGTCAAACTCTTTTGTGATTTCATACTTCATATCCGGAAAGTTCAGTTCAGTTAACATTTTAGAAATAGGTTGCTCCATCTTAGTCTACCTTCTTCAGTTTTGGAAAAAATCAATTCCATTTTAAAGACTAAATGTACTTTCTATTTGAAGCGATTATCGTCGGTTTGTGGTTGTTGCCTATTTTCTGGGTCGCTGAAAAAGCAGGATTCTCCAAGTGGATCACGGTGTTCCTCGCAGGAGCATTGTTTCATATCACTGCAGAGTTGACTGGAATTAATCACGCTTATGTTCTGTCAAAGCACTAGAGAGTTCATCATACGTTCCATAACCATACCCACATAAATGTCCTACAAATCGGTCACGTTTTGCTTGTAAATATTCAGTACCTTCAATCACTTTTTCAAAGAGAGTGAATGAATCGTCTACTGATACAAAGATAGGTTTAGTATCCGTCCAATGATTTTGAGGAAGAACATGATGAATACGTTTGAGTGAATCATCGTCAAATGGTACACTCAACTGGATAAGTTTGTCTAACAGAGTTACTGAGATTGTTTTAGATTTATACGCCATTGTGTCTGAGTTTAATGTTTTTGACAAACTCAAATCTGTTTTAAAAGATGTCTCGCAACATGTTCGACTACATTAACATTCACTGAGTTTCCTAGTTGACGATATGCAACTGCATCTTTTTCAGGCAGAATATGCTCTTCAGGAAAACTTTGAAGACGAGCGCATTCGCGAGGTGTAATGTATCGTCCCTTGGATCCTACAATTGAAGTCTGAACAATCGCAACTAAGGTTGGAAAGTCAGTTGCATTCTTAACACGTATTCCCGATTGTCGTAATTGAATGTAGTGATTGTCAAGAACCTTGTCAGTCGGTTTCATAACTCCTGCTTGCCATTCAAGTTTCGCATAGACCTTGCGTTTTTCAAGAACCTCTTTGTGTTTTTCCATCCACGCATCCCAGATAGGTTTGTGCGCTTCGTAGAGTTTCTTGTTCTTAGTGATGTAGGTCTTCTTCCACTTGGCAATTCCTTCAGCATCTGGATCTTCCTTGAAATACTCAAGAATAATTGGGACACCTAGAGCAGTTCCTGATAGAACTGGAATCATTTCGTCCCATGCTTCACAGACCCTTTTGAATTCAGGTTTGATGTTGTATTTTGTTTCAACTTTCTTCTTCTCTAAGATGACGACCTTTTCCTTCACAGGTTCAGGTGGAAGACTGACCGAACCAATGTCCTTTCGTACTCCCATAAAATACACACGTTCACGTTTCTGCGGAACTCCAAACATGTGTGGACTTAGAACTACATGCTTCATGTCGTATCCAAGATCATCAAAGACTTTGAGAATCGTTTCAAAGACAGCACCTTTCTGAACCTTAAGAATATGCTTGACGTTCTCAAGAAGTAAGTATCGTGGTCTCTTTGCCTCTACAATCCTTGCGATTTGATAGAAGAGCGTTCCTCGTGTATCTTCAAGTGCGCCTCGTCGTCCTGCATTTGAGAACGGTTGACAAGGAAATCCACCACAAAGAACATCATGATCAGGAATGTCTTCTGCTTTCAACTGATAGATATCACCAAATGGTCTCATTCCAAAGTTTTGTTCATACGAATCTTGACAGTTTTTGTCAATATCTGATGCAAGAACGCATTCACCTCCTAAGTTTTCTAGAGCACGATGAAATCCACCCATTCCACAGAAAAGGTCTACAAATTTGAAAGGCATGTAAAAAGAGTTGTATTAAAGAAGTGAATATCCATTTTGAAGTTAAGCGAGAGGAACGTCAACAGTTTGACGACTCTCTGCGATTGCTTTCTTAACACGGTCTAGTGCAAGTTTCGTGATGCTTTCAACAGGAACAACGGGGATTGATTCAGGGAATTGAATGTCAACCTTGTATTCCATAGGAAGTTTTGGAATAAATCCAGCGAGAAATCCAGACTTGAATCCTAAACTAGATTGAGAATCTACTTTGCCTTCTTCTGAATCCTTTTTGTTGTATACTTCCTTGTTAAGGGTAGCACTATCGGTTCCAGGAGGAAATGAGGATAGGATGATATCGTGATCAAGGTATACAATACGAGTCCTCTTGCGTTTCACCTCTGTATAGATGATCAAGGTTGGAGGGAGTGGACGAATCTCTGCTTTGGATTCACCACGATAGTTCTCAAGAATAGGCGATTGACTAATATCACCGCTGTTCTTTAGAGAAATTCCAACTGTAGTCTTGCCTACTTCAACTTGA